GGTGGTGGATTCAACTACGGTTCATCTGCTGGTCTAAGTGCTCCAGACTACTATTCTGCGTTCTAAGTTAAGGAATTGGTATGCCAATCAATCCGAATATCGCAATGGGGGTTCAGGGATTACAGCTTAACAATCCATTGGACGCTTATGCAAAAATGTCTCAAATTCAAGGCATGCAGAACCAGAATGCTCTGGCTCAGTACGGACTCGCGAAAGCACAGAGAGAAGATGAGGGGCAAAACGCATTAGCTCTTGCTGTCAAGGAAAGCCTTGATGGAGCTACAGGGGAAGTCAATGTAAACACACTGACCCGTAAATTGGGAGAGCGTGGACAAGGTGGGTTAATTCCCAAGGTGTCCAAGGAATACCAAGAAGCTGCAAATTCAAAAACTGCAGGGGAAAAGGCTAAAGTTGATTTACTGGATGCCAAGTTAAAGCAAAGTCGTGCATTTTTGGACACAATTGATCCAAACGATCCAAACGCCGCACAACAGTATATTCAATGGCATGAGGCTAATCATTCTGATCCTATTCTTGGTGCTGCTCTTGCGGCAAGAGGTGTAACCGCCGATCAAGCCCGCGCACGAATCATGAGTGCACTTCAACAACCGGGTGGGCTTCAGACTCTGATTAATCAGTCGAAACTAGGTGCTGAAAAGTTCATCGAGATGAACAAACCTGTACAGATCGCACAGGACACAGGCGACGGTGGGCGAGTATTAACGCGTCCAGGCCTAGGTGGTCCCGCTACTGTGGTCGAAGGGTCTGAGTACAAGAATAATCTCAGCGCTAAGGACAAGGCGGATTTAGCGTTACGTAATCGTCAAGTGGCTGTTCAAGAAGGACAATTGAGTCTCGCACGTCAAAAAGCTACTACTGATGACAGTACAGAAGACAAGAAGACCAAACAAGAACGCGAGAAGACACGTTTAGCGTTACCTAACCTTGAGGATAAAGCAGCCGAGTCTATCGCGCTGATTGACTCGTTAGTGGGTGATGCCAACCTCGATAGTAAAGGTAATTTGGTTATCCCTGAGGGTGGCAGGGAACCTCACCCTGGGTTTGGTCAAGCAGTCGGTGTGGGTATTCCTGGTCTCAAGTATGTGCACGGTACAGACACCGCAGGATTTACCGCTAGACTCAAGCAAGCACAAGGTGGAGCATTTTTAGAAGCAGTTCAGGAAATGAAAGGCAGCGGAGCATTGAGTAACGCTGAGGGTAAATCCGCAACACAGGCCATCCAGCGCATGGATGCCGCAACGTCCGAGAAAGAGTTTATCTCTGCCGCTAGGGATTTCCAGAATGCGGTTCGCAGAGGGTTGAAAAATGCCAAAAATAAAGCTGGTGTTACTGAGGAGTCAGGTGGCGCGGGACTACCACCTGACGTAGATGCTATCTTAAAACTCTATCCTGGTAAGTAATGGCTGACGATCTTGCTCCTGTGTATCGTTCTCTGAAGGCTGCTCATGACGCAGGTGATAAAGAGAGCGCCCAGAAACTTGCTGACTTTATCCGTAGTCGGCAAGGATCACCCGCGCCACCAACATCGACCAATAGAATCAAAGGTGAAGAGCTATCAGCAGTTGAAGCGCTGAGTGAAGGAGCACAGAACCTACCCTCGTCTGCAGTAAATGTGGTCAAGGGATTAGCCAGTGCCGTAGCGGATCCTAGGCAAACCGCAGGGACAATGAACGATCTGCTCCGTGGTGCTCTGATGAAAGTACCTGGGGCTAAGTTCAACCTGTCGCCTGAGGATACTGCACGTGCTGAAGCTACAGTGAATGCCCTCATTAATGATTATGGTGAAACGTATGGGTCACGGAAAGGGTTCAAAAACAAACTCGCAAATGACCCACTATCTATTATCCTGGATGCGTCTACTTTAATGAGTGGTGGTGCGGCTGCTGCGGGTAAAGCAAGCACTGTAGGTAAAATCGCTACCGCGGCTAATCCGATGCGTGCAGTTGAAGTACCAGTGAACGCTCTAGCATCGTATGGTGCCAAAGCCGCAGGCTCTGTCAACGACCTCGTGCGTGGACGGTCTGCGGAGATCGCTGCGGGTAACGTCGCACGAGAAGCGGCAGGGGTAGATCTCGATATGATCAGAAGAGCTAACCGGGCGAATCCTGATGCTCCAGCCAGTGTTGCGGCAGCAGGAGTCAGCGGGGACGCTTATCAGGCCCTTGCTGCTAGGGGTACTCGCCCAGACATGAGCGCTACCGCCGCGCAACTCGCTCAGTATGAGTCAGACATGATGAGGTTTGGGGATCGGTTACAGCCTGAGTTGAAGGGTGATTTACAACGTAAAATCAATGACGCCAAAGCACAACTGGATTCTGTGAATCTGAATGCTGAACAAGCAGCAGCAGGTCAAGGTGCAGTCAACCAATTAACCAGTAACTTACCCGATAAAGCCCCGAGGTTACCGACTCTTCCAGCAAAAGCGTCGGTTATTCCCGTGGTTGGAACTATCAGTAATACTGCCAGACTTACCAACGGAGCCTTGGATTTGATCCAAGGAACAGGTAAGTTCAAGACCGAGACTCTACAAAAGATCGCAGACGGTATGGCGAGTGGGAAATCGGCAAATGAGTTACTCGCAACTCTTCCAACATCTGAACAAAATAAATTGCTACAATTACTACAGAGTAAGCCGAATTGGTTGACTAAGCCTGCAGTTATAGGTACTGGTCAAGGGGTTAACATGCTCAACCGTAGCGAGGTGGAGCAATGATGTGGAGTACAGAGATGGCAGACGAAATCGACCTTGTGAAGTATGGTGCACTTTGGCAAAAAGTGGACGACATGGCCAGAAAAATGGACAAGATTGAAACAGATCTTGGTGAACTTACCAACCTAGCCAATAAGTCTAAAGGTGGGTTCTGGGCAGGAATGCTCTTCGTCTCAGTGGTATCTACAGTATTCGGATACCTGGTCGATCATTTACACATCAAGTGAGTAACTCATGATTGAAACTCTGATCGGGACATTACTCGGTGGTGTGTTCCGCATGCTACCCGAAGTGCTTAAGTGGATGGATCGCAAGGACGAGCGCAAGCACGAGTTGTCAATGTTCGACAAGCAACTTACTGCCGACAAGATGCGTGCTGATGCTCAACAGCAAGCTCTACAGACCCAGGCAGATACCATCATGGGTGGTGCCGAGTTAGCGGCCATGATCGCAGCAACCAACGCTCAATCAGTTAAGAGCGGCGTCAAGTGGGTTGATGCTCTTAGCTCCCTGATGCGCCCGTTGATTACGTTCTGGTGGGTTATTGTGCTGTACTCGGTGGCGCTGGTCGCCAGGTTCTGGGTTCTTGTTCAAGCTGGCACCTCCAATCTAGACGCAATCGTGTTGCTCTGGGGTGCTGATGAGAAAGCCATTGTGGCCTCCATCATCAGCTTTTGGTTCGTTGACAGAAGTTTGCGAAAATGAAAACCGAACTTAACCTTGAACCTCTGTACGACATGATTCGGAGGTTCGAGGGGTTTCGATCCAAACCTTACCTGTGTCCCGCTGGAGTCTGGACGATAGGTTATGGATCAACGAAAGGCGTGACAAAAGATTCTCCTGCCGTTTCTGTACAGCAAGCGGAACTGTTAATGCGTCTTGACGCGTATCAGGCATATCGGAGCGCTGTATCCCTATCGCCCATTCTGGGTTCTCATCCTGGAGCCGCTTGCGCCATCGCTGACTTTGTATATAACTTAGGAGCAGGGCGCTATCGGGCGTCAACCCTGAAGCGGAAGATTGATCGCGCAGACTGGCAAGGTGCGTGTAAACAGCTACCGCTATGGGTGTGGGGTGGGGGTCGAAAACTTCCTGGGCTTGTTCTTCGTAGAGCCGCCGAAATTCGTCTAATGTCAAGTTTGGTTTCATGATCACCTCCCGTCTAGAATAAGATCAGCGCAAAATACTTCAATCACTCTGATTGCGATTTGTTCATAGTCTTCCCACCTATAGATGTGACCGAGTTCCTCCGAGATTTCGTCTGGGTTTTCCTCACAGCCTTGACAGATAACCCTAGCGATTTTTTCTGAGAGTTGCATAATCACCTCCCGTCCAGTAAATCTGCCATCACTTGAATGGCGTGTTTATGATGAGCTAAAATATCTGCACATTCCCTGCGTGGGATGCGTTCAACATCAGCATATCGAATGAGTGTCTGAATGTCGGTAATCATGTTGGCAATCACATCGACTAACTCAGACTGTTCTCTTTCCAGACGCATGTTCTTCAGTTCAATACTGGTCTTGGTCATAATTTTGCTCCTGTTTTGAAATTCACAATTTGCTCCAGGCTACTGAAGCGAAACGCGCACTTGACGCAAATCATACGTCTACGTACTCCGAGTGGTGTAGTGCGTGTTTCCAGTACCCGGGTATTTGAGTTGCACTTCGGACAAATCATCGCGCATCTTTCACAAATGTACCATCAGCCATCAATCGACCTTTGCGGTCTTTGATGGTCTCATATGCGCTATTGAGACACTTCAGGAGACTGATATCCCTCAGAGCACAATAGTTGATGAGACACACAACGATATCACCCACAGCATCCTCGATATCGAAGATGTCTTTCTTACCTTCAGCGTCAGCAAGTTCACCCACTTCGCTAACCATCTTGAGTAGCTGAGCAGACGGGGTACTGTTCGGGATGATCTGACGGGCTTCAGCCCACCGGATGATTTCTGATTCGACATCATTGAAACTGCGCATCATTGTTCCTTTTGTTGACGGTATTGTTTAATTGCGTTCCTAAGTCCGCTCTGAGTCTGCGCTTTCTCGTCGAGGGCCAGTGCTTGAGCTTGATCCAATGTATCACGGCACATGATGCGATGGCAAGTGACTGGCACACCTTGACCTTGTCTTCTCACCCGAGCGTTGAATTGTTCACACAAGTCAAGGCTCCATGTCAGACCAAACCAGGCAAGGGTGTGTCCACGATCTTGTAGCCCGTCGATACCGTGCCCCATACTGGCAGGATGACCGATCATTAAGGGACAATCGCCCTTCTTCCAGCGCGACATTGCCTCCGTAAGTGACCGTTCAGACTTGCATTCGGTCAGATTGATCGGGTCCAAACTCTTGAACCGTGTCATGATCCTTTCAGCATCACTGCGGTACGCGTATGCCAGGAGCAGCGGGTTACCCTGCAACTCGTCGATGATGTCCTCAAGAGCTTCTAGTTTCAGGTCATGGATGGGTTCCCAAAGAGGCATCCCTGGGATGGGGTACATGGCGCCATTGCTGAACTGCAAGCACTTGTTTGTCAAGCTTGCCTGATTGAACAACTCAATCTCAGTCCCTGAGTCGAGTGCTAGGAAAAATTCCTTCTCCATCCTTTCATAGAGGGTTCTCAAATGTAAAGGGAACTCAATTTCAATGTTGTTCACTATCAAGTCGGGTAAGGGGTTGTAGTCGGCAGCAGACATCTCAAGCGTAATGTCCCCTATCAGACCCTTAATTACAGTCTCCGTATCATCGTAAGGCACCTCTTTGTAAGGGCCTGCTTTCTTGTAGAAACGAGTGCGAAATGCAGTCTTACTAGTCCCCAGACGTACTCCTTTATCCACCACCAGATATTGCCCATGTAGGTCCTTGTAGCCGTTGCTTGCTGGCGTACCAGTGAGCCCAGTAGTCCACTTGAAATAATCCAAGATCTTCTTGACTGACTTGACCCGTTGAGTGTTTGAGTTCTTACACTTCGACACCTCGTCCCATACGATCCCGTCAACAGGGATAGGTAGCCCCTTCTTGACAAAATAGGTCTGTAATGTCTCTGCGAGCCATCCAAGGTTCTCGTAGTTGATGAGGTAGACATCAGCAGGACGCAGGAGGGCACGGGTGCGCTGATCCTTAGTCCCGGTGAGGATAGAAAACTTTAGATGTTGTGTATGAGCCCACTTCTTGGCTTCCTGTCGCCACACTAGTCGAATAACTCGTATAGGTGCGACTATGATGACCGCAGATATAAACTTTGTCGCCAGTAGATGAGAGATGGACGTTAGGGTAACAATAGTCTTTCCCAGGCCCATATCGGCCCAAATCATAGTATTTGGATATGAGCATTGAAAATTCACCATTCGTTTTTGGTACTCATGTAGATTATCTGGTGTTCTCATAGTCGGTAGTTGTCACGGTATTTGATGTTAAGTAGAGGGTTAATCCGGTACCACGTATCCCAACGGAACATGTTCCTAGTCATACTAGAGTCGACGGATAACGGTAATAGATTACCGAATCCATCATCGGCGTAGAGACTAGAGTACCAACCAGATGCATCAGGTATTAACATTTTGCCGCGATTTCATCGTCAATCATATCTTTACCGAACCAAACATTGTCAACTATGAATACGCGGGTTCCTTGCCTGATTAATCGATTGTGTTCACGGGTCTGAGGTGCTGTTGGTTTCTTTCCTGGAGCTTTGAATTCCATCATGAACATTCGACCACCGGGAAGGATGAACATCCGATCAGGTACAGCGGCATGACCAGGACTAGAGAACTTGTAGACAAGAATCCCTTTTTCCTTGGCGTAGTCGCACACTGCTTTTTCAATCTGTTTCTCAAGCATTGGACACCTCCGCACCACAGGCCGCGTATCCCCCTTTATCCTTCCAGCTATCGAGATGACTAGGGGTCTTGATGAGTCGCGCAGTCTTCACTAAGTCCATCATGAGAGCTACATCGACGGGAAGAATTTCTGGCGCGCTGAACCCAAACTTACAATGCAAATAAGTAGTCCACAAGTCACCAATGTTTTGAAAGTTATCCTCAGGAGTACCGTACTCTTCGGTATTGGTTACCTTATCGATTGCGTGGTTCAGAAGGTCAATTCGGTTCATGCTGTTTTCTCCAGTAGTTGTCGATACGCGTTGATGGCTGTCTTTAAGTCGAGTTTCAAATTCTCAATTTCTTCGTCTTGACGCTGAAGTTTCTCGTAAGCCTCAGTAGCAAAGTTCACAAGGTTGCCCTGTTGCCATGTTGCAAAGTCTGGTTGATTCATTTGTACCACCAAATAAAAAATTTGAGCAAAGCTTTACCTACCCATAAAGGAACAGGTATTGTCGTTTTGGTATAACCATTACTTACGGAAACAGTAGAACCCGGTTGATTCATTTGTACCTCTCATACATTTCGATGGTTTTAGGTAGTACTGCTCTGACTAGCTCCGTCACAGCTTTAGCGTACTGCTGTGCTTCGATTTGTGCGTGGGCATCATCCCTAAGTGAGATAAAGTGCATGAGATTACGCAGGTCTTGTTTCCACAACCAGTGCGTGTAGTGATTGAGACTAAGTAGCATACGGGCGTGTTCAGGAGCTACTCCTTCTTCAATCGCTTCCGTGTAGAGCGCATAACCTGCTTCACAATGAGCATTCAATTGCATTTGAAATAATACTTGTTGCACGCGGCTCAAATTCGCTTCCTGCCCCTGCTTCTTGTCAGCAGCTTTCCCCCCTACATTCTTAGGGATGTACCACTCCGCAGGCAGAGTCACGTATCGACCCGACACCTCGTTGATGGACACTGTACGGTGTCTGACGAACTGTCTGGCTACGAAGATAGGTAGCTTCATCTCTAACCACACCTCGATCATTTCGAAGGGGGTACTGTGCCGATTCCGATAGAGATAATCAGCAAGCTTTAGGTCTTGTTCCTTGGTCCTACCTGAGTCTGTCTGATCGAAAGACATACGTGCTGAGTTAGCAGGGTCGGTATCGTCTGCGTCAAATTCACAATCAACCCTGCGTGTTGGACCTGAGATGTTCCTAAGTTTTACCCATCCATGGTCAAGTACTTTGATCTCAGTCATGATTTCAGTTTCTCCAATGATTTAATCGTTTCTGGAAATTCCCTACATTCTTCGATTTCTAACTTTTCCATGAGCTGAATAGCCTCATCTAGTGCAGCGTTCCATGCTTGTTTAGCATGCCCATAGTGACCGCCGACAATATACACCTCGTAGGAATCGACCCAATCTTCAAAAGTCATGATAGCTCCATTACAAGTTTCTCAACCTCGTTGATATAGTAGCCGTAATCAATCAGTGATTTAAAATCTTCTAGATTCTTAGGAAGTTCATTCATCACCATAACCTTACGACCTTTGCAGATCCCGATCTTCCTCCACTCTGTCTTATTCTTCAGTGGTGGCATCCACTTATTCAACTCGACACCTGCCTTGGCGACTAAGTATCGACAGGTGTTTTGAATTTGAACTTCACCACCATTAATTGACTGAGTGAGGTAACTAGACCTAGGAACCTTGGCACAGATCATGAAGTCCATAATGTCAGGCCAGTTCTCGATAGTCTCTCGGATCGGTGCATCGTGGAGTAAGACTTTTTCAGCTACCTTTGGGACAACCAGCATACTGTGGTCTTGGTGCCAACCCACCTTGTACTCATAGGCACCTTTACGCTTCACTGATCCATCTTCATACTCTGCGCCGTAGTTGTTGACGTCCCGGATGAACATACGCTTATAGTTTTTCTGCTCCAGTGTGAGCCCTGTATCGGCTTGCCATTCTTCACATACTGTTTCCAAATCATTCATCCAAGACTTTTCTAGTCTGACTGTTAACCCGTCAGTATTAACCTGGATCATATCGCAGCCATAACTCATCAATTTTTCAGCCAACAGACACAGAAGCAACTGACCATTCAATGTGATCTTCATTGTGAACAGAGGATCGTAAAACACACTGAATGGATTGTTTGAGTCGCCATAGACACCATTCAATGCAAGCTTAAGCATCGCATTTTCAGCAGAATCCTTAGCGTACTTGCTCCGCTGGTCATAGAGATACTTATAGATCGCGCAGAACTCCTTCCCTAGGTGCTCCGGATAGAACCCGTTAGCGATAGCAAGATTCGGGTAAAAACTCTTTACGTCCAGGTCGACAATCACATACTCATTATCAGACTCAATGACCCTGTTCTTCACTGATCCGTGAATGCCCCCAGTACCAAAGACAAACTCAAACCCTCCGACAGTGGCGTTTCTCTTTTGTCTGGATTTTTCTTGTTCCATCAATGCAACGTCACGCACTAATCCGTATCCATCACGTTTCAATGTGGCAGTCAGATCCTTGAACACACCCTTGGTCTCTGTGATCGTCTGACTCTTGAGCCACCCCAGCACCCGGGTGAATTCCGGATGATCGAACTTGATCCAAGGCAGGATAGCGTCTCTCAACACAAGCTGTGGGCGCTTTGTTTGCCTAGGTTGACGTCCACTTGGTCCGTACTCATAGCAGGGCACTCCAGCATCTTCTAGGCGCATGATGAAGTAATCTTTACCAATCTTGGTATCGTTGTGATTCATGAAATCACGTTGATACTTCGCAGTCAGTTCCTCCCGGAACTTAATCATCGGTAGCGTGTGGTGATAAAACTTCTTCGTCTCTGAGATGTCGTGCTTGTTGTAGGCTTTCAGGAGTCGTATCTGCTCTTCGTTAAGGGTAGCCCCCACAGGGAAAGGCAGATCCTGAATGGAATCTGATCGCATGGTAAACTCAAGGGCTTTAAGTCCGGTAGCTCTGGCTTTATTGTCGAAGTGATGGATTTTGTACAGGTCGAGTTGCTCAATGACCCTGTCGGAGGGGTAGACCAAGTGACTGAAGCGACTCGACTCTCCTGATTCGATGATTGATTGTGCTTTGTCATAGAGTACCTTTGCGGTCACTTGACCGTTCATCTTCAAGAAGAGGTGGAGGATCGGGTAGTCGAACCCGAGGTTGTTGAAGCCAACCATTCGGGCTTTAGATTCCCTAAGGTGTGATAGAAAATTGAGTAGCTGTGCTGCCTCATTGCGGTAGTCAGATATCTCAAACATGTAGCAGAGCGGAAACCCGGAGTGTTCAAACCCAATGGTGAAACAGTTTGGATAGGTTTCACAGTCATATATCCAGTCATTATTCATTTGGGTTGTTTGGTTGATCGTCAATTGAATACTCACCCACTTCGCAGCCACACTCGGTATGCCAACGCTCTATGATCTGGTGCTGCATATCAATGTGAACAGAATACTTCTCGCCTATCTCTATCGGTTCCCCGCAGGCTGTGCAGGTGTACATCCGGTTTGCGTACATGATCGACACGTTCATTAAACCTCGTCCTCTTTCATTGCTCTGATGCACACTGCTTTCTTACTTATGTCCTTAGCTTCAAATCCTCTGTTGAGCAAATAAACCAATGCACCACAATTATTCTCAGTGTTGAATGAGGCAATAGGTTCTGGTGGCTCACCTGTACCTATGGACAAGACGATCAGAATGTACGGGAACATAAGTACTCCTTAGGTTGGCGGAGAAGGACCGGAGTCGAACCAGCCGTTTCTGTGAAGTGGTTTGCAGCGGATTACCGTTATCCTACTTCTCCAAAGTGAGCCTTTTATCTGGTGTCAATGCTCAGCACCCGTTACTTACTGGCCCGTCATGAAAGGAGGCAGACCCATCCCAGGTGCCGGTGCGGCAGCGTTACCTGAAGTATTCGCAACAGCACCAAACAATGGAGTCACGTCAGGAGCACCCTCACCGAATGGCTCATCATCGCGCAGGAACTGAATGGCAATCAGATCACAACGGACGCCAATACCGTGGTCGTTCTGTTGGAGCCAAGGCTTCAGTGCGACATTGACCCGGCAACCTGCATACATCTTGCTGGTCAAGTCACGATAGAGCATGGTGTTAGACCCATCAATAGGCTTACCATCAGCCTGGATGATCTGGGGACGATTACCGGTACTGGCGCTCAGGTAGTGCATACCAACGTAGCCTGAGTAGACCTGGAAGGTTTTGGAGTTCACCTTCTCTTCACCCGCACCGTAGCAGCGGGTCTTACGATCTGCGTGGATACGCTGCATGGCAGCTTGAGCGTTCTCTTTCCACTTTTCTTGAGCGAGGGTAGCATAACGCTGCATGAACGCGGTCAGGCCAGGGTGGTCCTTCGGCATGATGAAGTCACCGTTGTAAGCAGAGCGTTCCTTACCGGTCTGTTGGTTCTTGTTGACCTGAGGTTCAACAAGATGAGGGAACGACAAGCGAACATCGGACAAAATGATAATTTCGTTAGGTTGTGGCATTTTCAGTTTCCTTTAGGTTAATCAAAGTGAATCGGGATCGTAACCGGCTTCGTGCATCATCGCATCAGCAAATGCGTATGCTGCTTTTGCAAATTCGGAAAATGTTGTAAATGGTAAGTCAGTACTAGTCATGATCCCACTAGATGAAAGATAGAATTCAGCCCAGTGGTCACGTAGTTTAGAAAATTCAGATCGCATTTCATCTCCGAAGTTAAGGTGTGTCATTGTATCACAGTTTACTTCAACCAGTCAGGAATTTGTACCTCAACTGGTGAAAAAAGTGGAGCAGTATCGACAACAGTCGCAGGACGAGGATCACTCTCAGGCACCAAAGTAAGACGACCTTTAGACTTCTTGACATACTCAGTCTCCATTCGCTTGAGTTGCTTCTCAGACAGGGTAGTCTTGACACCCTTCTTCTCCCACATCAGCTTCTCAGCTTGAGGTGGCGAGACCAACTTTGTCACATAGATGGCGGACTTGGGAATGCCCATCTTGACCAGCTTAGTTGCCATCTCTACTTCATCGTAGACCCAGGCACGTGACCCAGGACCATTAACGAGTTTGTACCCTGGGACAGGTTGACCTGCCTTAGCACGGTTGAGAGCTTCCTCTTCAGCAGCATCCAACATCTGACGCATGAGGGGTGCAGCCTCCAGGAGTTCCACAAGTTGCTCATTCGTCATGGCCGTCGGGTCTTTGTTTGCTGCCTGTTGAGCTACTGTGTCAGCTTTCATTGTTTCAATGACATTCAAGACGAATTCTCCATTGCGTTTAATAACGTCCTTCTGATGTTCGATTACAGGCTGAAACATCATCCCCACAGAATCCATGACCTTGTTAGCTAGAGCACTACAGCCACCCTTAGCCTTGCAGTATTTGCACTGCACATCCCCGGGAACCAATGGTGCGTCAGGACGATCAGTAGCAGCAGCTTCTAGAACCAGCTTGGGTGCCACTACCTCCCGAAGCTCCTTGACAGTCATGTCATGCGATGTGATAGCAGGCAGACCCTTCAAGCGCAGCTTAGGTTGGATGATCGTCATGCGAATCACACAATCATCCGGCAGATTGTTGTCATCGATCACACCAAGGGCGTATTGCTCCAACTGAGGGTTATTCATAGCCTCTACAGGACTCATGCCGTCTTTGTAGTCGATTACTTCGACGAATCCCTCAGAACATTCCTTCGGTTCATGAATTTGCACATCTACTGTCCCACTTAGGTCACTGCGTCCCGTGGTCTTGTTTGGATTGACTCGCTTCTCTGTGATGACTTGAACCAAGGGATCACCATCAATGCATTCTCGAATATAATCCAAAGCAACCTGGACACGCTCACAACGATCAGCATCTACAGTGAATTTTCCGTCATGATCTTCGTATTCATTCCCGATGTACTTCCAAGCATCTTTTACGTGCTTTAGACACATCTCCAACAACGTATGTGAATGAGTCCCGTCAATCGAAGACTTGGTAGGAGTATCAGGGTACTTAGCTTCCTCACGTACTGACCCAGGGCACAACTGCCACCGGTGACGTGAGGATGGGGAAAGTTTAGAATGTTCAATCATGATTGACAATGATAATGAAACAGACCACAAGGAACCCTAAAGTTACAGTAAGACCAAATAGAATTGCGAGTAGTAGATCATTCATCTCCATCTTCCCAGAATTTTTTCTCTTGTTTCCATTTAAGATATGCCTCTCTGGTTGCAATCACAACGCATTATGACGCTCCGTAGCAGCTTCTAGTCCATCTTGATAGCCTGAAAACCAAGCGTTACCTTCGAGATTCGAGACCTCCTCACTGCCGTAGATCTCTCCCTCGTCTCCTGTCCAAACACTGAAGGCTTTATCTAGGAACGCACAAAACTCATCGTGTGTTGCTGTACGAATATCAAACACTTTAAAAAACTCATCTTTAAGATAGTCTTTAAATTCCTGTGTTACACTCATTTTGTTCTCCTTTAAATGTCAAATCGTTTGAAACTGACACACAACCATTTGTAATCCCGATTGAAACCTAATCTCACATACAAGCGGGGCTTAGATCCTTTCGGGATCATTCGTGGTTCGATTTGAAAGCTAGTCATTTTCGTTCAGCTTCTTCTGGAGAGGATAGAGGCAGTACCCGACCAACATGCCTAGAATAAACCAGATCATTTCAGTTTCTCCCATCTGATGAATCGCTTACGGTATCCGTCATTGACTACACCACCGATACCGATAGTGTTATCAGCATTGAGAATTAGTGCTGTGGCTTGATCTGTGTTGTAGTCGTAATGTTTTACTACAACATAACGACCATCACTCAAACTCTCAGCATAGTTAATTTCACCAAACCCTTCTTCTTTAATCAGAAGCACCCGGGTTCTGAAGAGATTGCGTATGAATTTAGGGTAGCTCATTTCAAAGCCTCCACGCCAGCAAACAGAGCATCGTACTGTTCAGGTTTGACCTCATTGACAGCAGTAGCACCAAGGACCTTCATGACCTCTTGAATCTTAGCGCCCTTCTCAGCACCCAGAGTTGTGTAGGACTTCATCAGGTAATCCATGAGACCCTTAGCGTCATTGAAGGGTGCAGTAGGTGCTTTCGGTCCAGGAGGTGGCGCAAAGGTAGGAAGTCCTGGCATTGCCACTGTGGGTGCGGCAATCGGAGTCGCAGGAACAGACACAACAGGAGGTGCTTTCGTTTCAGTAACAGTTACTCCTTTCACTTCCTCATCGGTACGTAAAGGAGCGTAGACATTTTGTTGCTTGCTCTTCACCTCGGCATCTGCTTTAGCCCATTCTTCACGGTGCTTCTTTAGATACTCTTCCTGCGTGGGTCCTACATGAACACCCTGAGTCATCGCAGTTGATTGCTTGATGATGAATGCAAGATTCTCAACAGCAGCGGTGAGGTCTTCAATTTTGGCTTCGAGAGACATTTCGGTTTCCTTAGTTAAGAGTGACAGCAGGTTGAACAATAGGTGCAGCAGTGATGAGGTTCTTAGCCATCGCTAGTGCTTGTGTTGCACTATCGGCGGTAACAGTACCAACCTTAGTGAAGCTGGGGGTGCCCCACTGATCGATGTTGATGAACGGACTGTAGACGATGAATTTCATTTCTTTACCTTGGTGTTGATGAACAGTTCAATCAGACTTCGAACAATCTCGGAGACACTGACAGGTTTGGCTTGTTTAGCGAGTTCTTTGTGAGTCTGTGCGTCTATTCGCACATGTACCCACTTGTCTTTGGGTTTATTCGTCTTCATGAAGAAATACCTCTCGAATTTCCAGATAACCCTCGTCACCTAATATCAAAACATCATCTATGAATTGTTTAGCTGTATCTAGAGAGTCATAAGCCACTATGAGTCGATTGTCTCTAGTGTCAAATACATAAAAAGCTATCATTCTTGTACCTCATGTTCAATGATTTCCAGAATATGGTCGCCTTCAGGCTGAACCCTGATGAATTCCCCAGCACTGTTATGTGTAGTAAATACACCCCACACAGCATCATCAATATGAGTTCCACAAAACGTATCAATCACCAAGTAAACTTTCATTTTTGTACCTCCATTGGGCAGATTGAATACTTCTCGCGCCAATCTTCAGAGGGTTCATTGTCAATGATCCATTGTTTAGCTTTCTCTTCGGAATCAAAGACCCCGTAGATATCTTCGTACAGTTGAACTACGTAAACTTTCATCATTGCTTCCTTTGTTAGGGTGATGGTCATGGAATTGCACCATGTGCCTTCAGTTGGTTGCCTACCCACTGCTACTCTCCTGTTGAGCTATGCCACCAAAAAATCAAGATGATGTCGGGTGGGACTCGAACCCACACTCTTCACAGTGAGTGCACTGTGGTTCTTACCAATTGAACTACCGACATCAAAAATCCATGTAGACAGTGTGACACATGACGTGATACAGTGCAAGCACTTTCTGCAACTTTTTGGAGAACTTTCGATGATTGAGAAATTTGGGACTGTGACGATCACTGACGGGAAGGTGTTGGTTGCGGACTTCTGGTTTAGAGACGTAGCGAATCTAGACGAAGCCATGCAACTAGTGATTGGTGAGTGCATGAAGCGGCTTCAGGAGCAACAATGGTTACCGAAGGGAGAACTTTGATGAGGGCTATTTATTACATCTTCGTAGGACTGTGTGTGGTCATCGCCTATCCTGTACTCTATTCGGTAGGGTTCCTTTACGGTATAGGGAAAGGCATGTTCAGGAAAGGTGACGAATGAGTGAATTCGTTCTAGGTGTAATCGTGGGAGGCGTATCAGCATCCGTTGGTTGGTTTATCAACTGGTATTTGACTAAAGGTGATGAATGAATCTTCCTGCATCGCAAGTGCATCAACACCCCGCCAGTGTGGACGCATACATCCGTCACAACTGGAGTCTTGTGCCCATTCCACCCGGCACTAAGGGTCCACGCACTCCTGGTTGGAACAAACGCGAGAACGCACTGCAGAGTCAGGAACATCTACCTCAAGGGTATGGGATCGGACTCGCCCATGCCTACAGTGGCACCTGTGCTCTAGATATTGACAATTGGTCCACGGCAGCCTTTGTTCTGGGTCTCCAAGGCATCGACATCCAGGCCCTCTATGATGCACCTGACGCAGTTGTTATCGACTCAGGCAAAGCAGGACGGGGGAAGCTGCTTTACAAGCTTGAACAACCCCTCAGAACCAAGAAGATTATCACCAATGGTGAAACGACTTATGAACTCCGTTGTGCAACAGCATCTGGTCTTACGGTGCAGGATGTGCTACCACCCTCGATTCACCCGGACACTGACCAGCCTTATCGATGGGCAGGAAAAGGTCATTGGACACGTTTGCCTCAATTGCCAGAGTCACTCTTACGACATTGGGTATCTATCATCCAAAAAGACGATGAGCGAACCATCACAGAAACCCAAGGAGATATAGCAGTCTCATGGTCTGAGGTCTCTGAAGCTCTGCACTGTATCAACGCTGACTGCTCCAGAGAAGACTGGACCCATATCGGTATGGCTCTACAGTGGGCAGGTCATCACAGTAATCGATTAGATGATGCACTCAACTTGTGGGATGAGTGGTCGCAAGGGTCTGAGAAGAAATATCCGGGCAAACGTGAGATCCTCACGCAATGGAGATCTTTCAAAGCAGACAAAGAGACCGGGGTTAAACTGGGCAGCCTGTTCCGAATCGCATATGAGCACGGCTATCAACGCCCCCAACCGGATGTAACTGCATTGTTCTCAGAAGTCAACAAAGCACCCGAAGAACTGATGGTGATGATGCGCCCACCAGCGCCATCATTCGATCTGTCGCTGTTCCCCGAGGTCCTGTCTAGACGAGCACAGGAGGTCAGTACTGGCGTTGGGTGCGACCCTTTGGTGCCGCTGTTAGCAGGCTTGTCCGCAGTCTGCGCGGTGGTTGACTCACGCTCTCGACTTGAGATTACCCAAGGCTTCAAAGTCCCCCCGGTCCTGTGGCTCATGACGATAGGCGAGCCGGGTGACAAGAAGTCCCCAGGTAGTCGCCCTATGATGGGTGTACTTAGGGATCTAGAGCTTGAGGATCGTGACAGGTTCGCAGCATCCATGCACGCATGGGAGGCACTGGAAGCCAGGTATGCGGCAGAAAAGAAAGCGTTTCTCGAAGCTGCGGGGTCGTCAGAGCATCTCCTGGGTGCTGAGTTACCGCACGTGTCAGAATTACCCGCAGCCCCTGTACCAGTTAAGCTGACAGTGAACGACATCACGAGTCAGAAACTCGTAAGGGTTGTAGCTGATCGCCCTCGCGGTGTGCTGTGTTATCTGGACGAGATGAAGCAGTGGATGGTGAAGATGTCCGATCCGAAGTCGGGTGAGAACCGATCCACATGGGTCCAAGCGTTCGAAGGATCATCCTACAAAGTGGACCGCGTGGCCGATGGTGCCATCCATGTGGAGAACCTGTCCGTGTCGGTCTATGGCAACGTGCAGCCCAGGGTGTTCAAGGAACACGCACGACAGTTGATGTCGGATGGTCTGCTTCAGCGGTTCCTCTACGTCAAGTTGGACCCGATGAAGACAGGTGTCGGTGACCCATCGCCCGACAGTCCGACACTGCACCAGTGGGAGCAGTCGATCCGCCTGCTCACCGCGATGAAGCAGCAGATGCGCAGGCAGTCCGGCGGCAACGGCACCACGCCCAACCGTGGCAAGCTGACCGACCTCTACCTGTCCGTCGAGGCCCTGGAGTCGATGCGGGAGCTCACGATCGC